AACAATACCGCACTGCTCCCCTTTGGTAACTCCAAAGTAATACTCAAGTTCTCTGAGTAGGGTACTTTTTCCCATACCGCTACCACTTGTAATTGTAATAAGTTCTCCAAATCCGACTCCATAAGTTTTCTCATTTAGGGCACTCCAAGGATATAACTCACGTTCTGAAAAGTCATTGATGCGTTCTACACATTGTTCATATAAGTCACTACCAAAGACAATCCCGTCGGGGCGATACGGTTTGGCATTCCAAAAGGCTTTAATGACATCACCTGCGTGTCCCTCTTTAAGGCACTCTGAGGGGTCTTTATAGGGCAGTGTAGCAATGTACGCTTTACCTACGGGGAGAACCTTAGCACAGGCTTCTGCTCCCTTTCTGCCTGCCTCATCAGTGTCAAACATGATTACCACTTTGGAGAACGAAGATAGGTACTCCAAGTTCTCCTCAAAGCATTTTTTAGCCCCTTGAGCGCCATTTGGGATACTCACTACAGGGAATTTATTACCTTGTATCTGAGAGACAGTAAGACAATCAATTTCCCCCTCGGTAACAATCAAAGCGATGTCCTTATTGCCACTCCACAGGTTAGCCCCGTAGAGCCTATCAGTGACTTTACCGAATACCACAAATTCCTTATTGGGGAATCTGAATTTTTGTCCTACGATATTACCTGCATCGTCACAGTAACAGGCAACCTGCACAGGCTTACCCTTATAAGAACCAATGTAATACTTGTATTTCCTACAGGTATCTTCGGTTAGCCCTCTTGAGGGTATTGCTTTAAATTCTCCCTTTAAGTCCTCAATGGAAATACACTCTTTACTCATCTTCCGTTTTGCTCCTTTTTCATAGTCGCTGTTGTTCTTCCCTTTAAAATAGGTATTGCAACTAAAACAGTAGCCGTGTCCATCTGAGTAGATACTTAAGGCATCACTAGAACCACAGTTTGGACACGGACAATGATATAAGAAATGGGGGGTATCGTCTTCCATAGCAGATACTACCAATTACTCATAGCATAGAAAGTACGCTTACCTGCATTGTCTTTAATTTCCCGAAGGACTCCCCTCAGTAGACGAATAGTCGGGTACTTCTTAGGGTCTAACGAGTCTGCTTCCCAAGAGGCATGAGGTAGTGTATTAATTTTCCTCTTGAGTTTCTTAATGTCATCGTAAGTTACCTTAACGTAGACGCCGTTAAAGTCAAATTCCGTTAGGTCTCCACCTTTTCGTTTCTTATCGTAGAGTTCCCCGATGTAACTATTGATGAAATAGTTCTTACGCCAATATGCTTCGTCCTTTACGGGGGAATACGTAAACTTATCCGAAGGGATTACATCAGGTGTTTCTTTACCATCTTTGGGGTTTTCCACAGAGAAAATATAAGTATCTAAGCCCATTTTATTGCTCCTTTTATGCACTTGTTTTAAATCTTAGGAAGTAATTCAGAGGTATTCGATGTTGTGTCACTGTAATCTAATGCATTTTTAAAGGAATCCTCGTAGTCGTTACGTTCCTCTTCTGTTGGCATCACAGAGTCTTCCGTAAGGATTCTATCAGGCGAATCGCTTTCTTTATCTTCAATTTCGAAATCTTCAGCGTTTTCTTTTGTTGTCATAATGTATATATCTCCATGCTATGCATCTGTTTGTATGTACGATAGAATTTTGGTAATTTAAGATATTCACTCATTCACCAATTAGGTGATTTAAGGCATTCACTCTATTGGATTCTCCTCGATATCCCTCGCTAGCCTCTCGAAGAAGTCTTGCACCCTCAAGATTAAACTTTCGACATCTTTCGAGTGATTTTCCTTGAGTGCTTGCGGTACTGTTATTGGCTCTCTTGTTGGTTGCTCTATCGGTAACTGACTGCAACCTGCCAATAGACTCATCAAGGCTAGCCCTAAGAGTGTTCCTTTCATTGAGTAGATAGTTAATCGTCTCATCTTTCTTTCTCTGCTGTTCTTGAGCCTCCTTCTTGAGAGATACAATAACCGTCTCCTGATATTTCTTTATTGTAGCATCTTTGCCATCGCTATAGCCCACAATGTACAAAATAGAGGCGGCAACAAGACTAACAAGGACTACCAAAAGATTCTTCTTATTAAAGATTCCAACTAGTGAGAGCCACATCGTAGAAACTCCCTGACATCAAAACAGGGACAGTCTTTCTTTGCTCCTAAATCACGATGCCCTAAGACTTCTGCATCGGGGTAATAGGTATCCTTTAGGTATCCCACAAGTTCCCTTAAAGAGTCCTTTTGAGCCTGCGTAAAGTTATCTACTGAATGCCCCTTACTATCAATACCACCAATAAGGCAGATACCTACAGATTCATCATTGTGTCCCTTAGCGTGTGCCCCAATGGATTCTAGGGGTCTACCCCTTTCGATAGTCCCATCAGTTCGAATCACAAAATGGTAGCCGATACAAGCCCACCCTTTTGCTCGGTGCATTGCATCAATGTCTTTCCAAGTGTACTTCAATAGATTCTGAGTAGCACTGCAATGGACTACGATGTATTTGGTAGGCTTAGTACGCTTCTTGATGTTAATATAAAGTTTATTCTCCTTAATATTAATCATAGTAATTATTTCTTCTTGTTCTTATTGTTTTTATTATTCTCTATAAGTATGCCTTCAGGGATTTCCCGTTTCTTCTCTTTTAGCCACTCTAAGGGAATCTGCTTATCGGCATATTTAATATCATATTTTTCGCAGAAAGTACCATAAGTAGTTTTACTACCCTTGTATAATCGGGATTTACTACGGGTAAACACAAAGCGAATATCCAACTTAGGATATTGCTCTCGGATGAGTAAATGCTTTTGTCTATCTGTAGCATCCCATACGCCTTTGGTTTCTATAATGATGCCGTTCGGGAGTACAAAATCGGGAGTATATCTGTGAATACTTTCGGGGACTCTATAGGTCAAATAATGTTGCTCATATTGACCATTAATTTTATGGGCTAAAAGGAAGTCTGAGACAGATTCCTCTAGCCCACTTCGATAAGTACCCTTGCAGTGCTTTCTGAATTTACTATAGCAGGCTTGTCTACTAGTCATTATCTCTTGCAACAGGGACTTTATTGTGATTACCAATCAAGCGAAACCACACATTGCAACCCTCTTTCTTTGCTGTCTCAACGAAATCCTTAACGGGACACGCATATGAGCAAAGCCCTGAGACAATGGTCATTTTTCCTTTGTAGGCTTCATAAAGAAAATGCCCACACATGACACAATCGCTAGAAGAGCCTAACAGATAGGGTGCATCATTAGGTGTAGTACCCGAATCCTTTCTGTTACTATCATCATAGAACGCATAGAGTACTACGGTTTCTGTATCATAGCTTTTTGCAATACGCCGAACAACAGAATCACAATAGGGGTACCAAACATCTGCATCAGGATAGAAGTTCCCCTTGTCGTCCATGGCAATATCGAATTTGTACTTATCATCAAAGATTACACACTGATAACTAAAAGCAGGTTTCACTTTCTTTTCCTCCTCCTCTTCTTCGGAATCTGTACCACCAACCTTCAAGATTTCATCATCGGTGCTGTCTTTTTCGGGTTCTTCTTCATCTTCGTCTTCAGGTGAATCTTTAGTTAGCGCCCCCGAGTAAATTGCATCAATGTCTGCATCTAAGCGAGCAATCTCCTCATCAGTTGCATGGGCACGTTCATCAATAGCGTACAAGTCTGTCTTAATCTCACCAATAGCATTCTCGATGATATCTACTCTGTTAGCAAGAGCATCGAGGTAGTCTTTCGTTGTGTAGCCTTCTTTATCTTTTTCCATTTTTTCCACCCTTTTAATAATCTCCTGAAATAGAAACGTCGTCGGATTCACTTTCTGTGTCTTCGTCTTCTTCTCCATCTTCGTCCTCGTCTCCGTCTTTAACCTTAGAATCGTTAACATAGCCGTCAGAATCCGTGCTAAATCCAAAGCCTTCAGCCGCTCCTGCCGAGTACTGAACAAGGGCAAGCACTTGAACAGCAACAAGGCGTAACGACAAGCCAACACTCTTAGTTACAGCATTGTAGTAGGGCAACGGAGAATAGCAAATCTTGACAGTACTTCCTGTTCCCATCTTAGAATCAGCCGTAACGCATCCGCCACGGGAATCAAACACAGGGATATGCACCTCAACAGACGAACCATCTTTACGGCGTAAGATGTGCTTCTGCTTGAATTTAAACTG